TATCTAAATGTGCCCAAATTAAATCATCTAACTGTTGTTGAAATGATTTTGCACTTTTAGCAGCTTGGTCAGCATACTTTTCATTAATATCTGCAATATCCTTAGCTAATTGCTCAGCTAATTCTTTTTGTTTTGCAGCAGTATCGTCATACATTTCTTGCTGTTTAGTTTTCACATCTTCAGTAGTACCAGTCCAAATTTGCTTTAAATCTTTATTAAAGTTTGAAAAGTGCTTACTCATATCATCAACTGTACCTGTCCAAGCCTTCTTTAGAGGGTCAAACGAAAGAGACATTAATGATTTTGCAGCACCAACGACAATGTTTACTAATCCTGCGATTGCTTTACAAGCTAAGTTAACCACCCATATAACCACATAGAAAACACTAGATAATGCTTTTAATATAGGGATAACGACAGCACCAATTACTTTACCGAGAGCTGAAAGGACTTCAACTGCTTGACCAATTACAGGGTCAAAGATAGTACCAACTGTCACTAAAAACATTTGCCATTCTGATTTCATTCTCGACACTTTACCTGCGGTAGTATCAGCCATAATAGCTGCACCACTTTCAGCTTTTTTAGCAACTTCCATAGTACCTAGATATTTAGCTTGGACTCTTTCGGCAGTAGTTAATTGAGAAGTTTTCTTATTTAACATTGCTGCACCAACATCAAGAATATAGTTATAGTTTTCAGTTTGTCCTGAAAGATTACCAATCATTGAGTTTTCTGTCTTAAATGAGCCAGCAAGATTAACAACAGCATCATCCATGCCAATTGTTGAATTTCTAAAAAGAGAAGCCTCATTTATATAAGACTCCATTAATGTATTTGCTTTATCCAAACTTAGACCCGAAGCGAGTAATTCTTTTAGACCTTGCATTAAAGCACCACGAGTTACAGTACCACCACCAAAATTAAATAAATCTTCTACTGATTGTTTTGTATCATCCAAACTAACTCCAAAAGCTCCTGCAACAGCCTGTAAGCCCATCATTTGTTGTTGATATTCTCTAAATGCCTCTGTACCTGCCTTAACTAAATCTATTAATCCTTTAATAGCTATAGCTAAGATAGCTAAACCAGCAACGACTAAGGCGATTTCAGGAGCAGCAGTAGCAACAGTAGAAACGAAACCCATCATACCGCTAGAAGCGGATTTAACACTACTTGCCAAATCTACCGCACCTGTTGCCATTGATTGTAAACTAGTACCCACAGCACCACCAACCCCTTTTACAGAGCTTCCTAGTGTTTGTACCGATTTCTGTGCAGTTGCTAATCCTGCTTTGAAATTAGATACATCTGCTGTTATTTTTGCTACCAGATTTCCTATATCCATATTTTATTTAACCTTAATATGGCTATGCTTTGAAATTTTACTTTTTAATTTAGCAAAGCCATCTCTATCAAGTTTATCATCTGCCACGACTGTAGCAGATATTTGACGACTGTCTTTGCCTGAAAGTACATTCCATAAACTCTTTTGGTCGTCTGGTTGTAGTACTGGATTAGTTGAAATGGCTAGTTTCATCAAATAATCGTTTCTACGTCTATCATCAATAGCTTTAATATAAAGGAGAGATTCATCTGGATATATCCTGTTTAGGATATAGTCTTTAGTCCATCCATATTCACTCGCAAGTGTATCAACGATGCTTTCTAGCCAGTCTTCGTTATATTCTGCGGTGCTTTGGCTGTTTTCCAAAGGCTCTCCATATTTTTTTTTACGACTGCAAAGTTATTTACCTCAAAAATACCCTTAACCAATTCAGTTACATCATCTAAGCCATATTCATCTTCCAACTCTTTAGCTGGTATATTTGTGGCAATTGAAAGGATTTGTGTAATTTCGGGAAGGGAATCACTAAGCATTGCGGGAAGGGCTGAAATAATCTTATCATTTGAGATTTCACCAAAAGCACCTAATTTCTCAGGGAGTTGTTTTAGTGTTTTTAATATCAAAGCAGACTAACCCAAAGCAAGTTTTTTGAGAATAATTTCTTTACCATTTATGGTAACTGTTTTTGTTTGACCATGTAGGTCAACTATTTTATCTGTTGTTGTATTTTTCATAGTTTGTAATTGGCGGACATTACCTGTCTCGATTGCTAATTACGATTCTACTTATTAGGTAGAATCACCGAATAGACCGAGGTAAGCACCGCTTGATTTTGTTTCATCAAGTAAAGCCTCGAAAGTAACTTCCATCACTCTCTCACCATCAAAGGTGTAGTTAAGAGCAATCTCTGAAGAAACTAGAGCTTTATAAAAATTAACATCTTCATCTAAATCACTAACTTCATTAGCGATAGGGTGAAGGACTAATGCATGAGCATATTGAGCCATTAATTCACCAGCTTGTTTACCGACTGTGATGTTATCTGTGTCAGAAGTACCTGCTGGTATAGCTACTGCCATATTTGCAATGGTAGATTCAGCTAATGGGACTTTAGCGGTTAATTTTTCTCCGATAAGCACTTTTTCAACAACTGTGTTGCCATACTTATCTACTGTTACATCGTGGTATTCAGGAGTGTAAGTTACAACGACACCACCTTTGGTGTGACCTAAATCAACGTTGTTAAATTTAACACTACAAACACCTAATTTTACATTTGTTATATCTGCTGCCATATTTTTTGCACCTCCTTAAAGTGTGTTTCCCTTAACAGGGATTAATTTTAATAATTCTGCCCTTGTTGTCTTAAAATTTATTGTATTAAGCTCGTTGCATTTAGGGCATTTAATCTGCAATCTGCCTGAATGGATATATTCCATTGCTAATAAATTACGACATTTTGTACATCGAAACTCTCTATAAGTTTCATTGTTTATTTTAATCATATTACTTTCTCCTTAATTCTACCATAAATTATCTTCTGATATGTGTCCTCAGGTTAATAGAAAACTCATCACGCTCGTTTTTATCTCTACCTAAATGGACTGGCTCTTGCATTAATTTAATATAGTAGAAATAAACACCATCGGTTACTAATTGGATATTAGCTTTTAAATGTAATAAATTTACTATAGCATCTACTTTAGCTTTACCAGTCGTGTAATCAATACTTCTAACAAGTATTTGAAATGTAGGGTCGCCTGTAGGTAAATATGAATCAGGCTCAAAACCACCTGTATCTAAAATAGCAATACAAGCATCAGGTTTATCAGGTTGATAAGTTTCAAATAAATCAGTCTTTAAAGTACCAATATTATTGGCTTGTAAATATTTTGCTATATCGTCTATTGGTTTGCTCATTTTATTCCTCCTTTTACTCCATCTCTTATTAGATTAACAAATAATGTTTCATTTCTTTTGAATGGGTCTTCAAGATATTTACCTTTACGACCATTCCCAAATTTATATTCAGGATGCTCATGGACTTTAACAGCATATGGAGTATTGTAGCTAACTGTTGCTTCTAAATCTTTTTGAGATTTCTTTCCTGTTGATTGTAAGTGTCCTGTATCAATAGGTACTTCTCTTAAAGATAGTCTTAGAAGCTCATTTGCTGCCATTCCTACGCCTTTAGCTGTGCCATCAGTAACTAATGACATTGCTTTGGTTACTCCATTGTCAAAACTTTTTGTATCCCATGTTATTTTTACATTTGAGCTACTCATATTGTTTTTTTAACAGTAACTTTAATAAAGGCTTCAGTACTCATATCATTTTTAGGTTTTTCTAAAGCTATTACTCGATAGTTAATGCTATTAAAAGAAATTTTATCTCCTAAATCTAATCCTGATACAGTAATTGGCAAGAAGCATTGACCATCAGCTTGTACTTCTTCACCAGTAGAATCAATAATAATTATGCTTTTGAAAACAAATCTACCTCGATAAGCCACAGCCGAAGCGAAAGAATCTCTACCATACTCATCTTTATTTGGAGTAGGGTAAACTAAGATTGTATCTCGCATTAAATGGCTTAATTCACTCATGTTAGTAATACTCCTTTTCTATTAACGAAACCATGTAGGACTAATCTTGCTTTTGGAGCAATTAATCTTTCAGCATCGTCTTTAACTGAATAACTGTAATCTGCTATTGTTTCAGAGCTTTTATCTGTTGCTCCTGCAAAGAATTCAGTACCTTTTTCAATTATGTATTGAAGTTGTGCTGCAACTGCTCTTTTAACTTCTTCAGGGATTCTTTTATAGTAAATATCATTACCATTAACAGATTTAGTGAAGACATCTTTACTTCTAGGGAATTTACCTAATTGACGAATGATATAAACCGAAGTTTCATCAATCGCTGAAGTAAAAGCAACACTAACTGTAATTGATTTTTCAGATTGGCTTGAAGATATAATCTGTCGTCTTTGACCTACATTAGTACCTGCAACAATTTCTACTTCACAATAATTAAAATAATTTTCATTGTAGTTTAATGGAGTATCGTCTGAAATATCAATTAATTTAGTAGTATCACCACTTGTAGCAATACCTTCCAATTGGACTTGGATATGTTTACGTTGAAACCCAATATAGGCATCAATCATTTCTTCAGCTAAAGATATTTGGTCATCTGCTTCACTACTGTCATTAATGACAATATCAGCATATTCTTCAGCTTCGGCTGTGGTTAAGTATTTTCTTCTGCTTGACATATTTTTTACACCTCTCTTTTATTATATAACAATTAATTAGGACAGACTAATTTTCTAGCTTGTCTATCTATTTTTTTAGGTACTTTAGTGTACCAATTAACTTCTGCTTTATTTTGCCATTCAGGAGTATCTTTTTCATACCAAGGACATTTAGCACCTGTAATGATTGCAGAGCGAATTGAATTTAATGGCTCAACATTAACAACTGCTGTTTTTTCACTTGAAGCTATTGTTACACCATTAATTACAGCGTTTCTTTCAGAGCCATATTCAGCACCTTTAATAGTTGCCCCTCTTTCACTATGGCTTCCAATACCTGTAATAGAGGCATTTCTTTCACTATTAGTAATTAAACCACCTGTTATGGAAGCGTTACGAATATCAAATGTATCTTCTTTACCAATAATAATTGCATTTCTATCGTTAGTTGATGGCTTTCCTTCAATGACAGCGTTTTTAGAGCTAGCAAAGTTTTGTTTACCAATGATTATTGACAATCTTTCACTATTGTTTGTTGCTTTACCAATAATTCTAGCTTCTTTAACATCTGTGGCTTCTAATTTACCTGATATTACTGCATCTCTTTCATCTGTTTCAGCATAACCAGTAATAGAAGCACTACGCTCAGATGAAGTATCTACTTTACCTGTTATTAAAGTTAATCTTTCACTATTTTCATTTGATGTACCATGAATAATCGCAACCTTTTCACTATTAGTTATTACTTGACCTGTGATTATTACATCTCTTTCACTATATTCACCAGATGTTTTACCAGTTATTACTGCATTACGAGTATCTAAAATATTATCTTGACCTGTAATCTTAGAATCTAATTCACTTATTAGTGAGTCTTTTCCAATTATTTTAGCTTCACGAGTTGAATAGAATGGCTCACCAGTAATACGAGTATCTCTTGTTGAGTTAGTAGTTGCCTTACCTTGGATAGAAGCATCTCTTTCACTTAAATCATTTACTTGTCCTGCGATTACAGCATCTTTATCACTTGATACTGCAATACCTGTAATTACTGCACTTCTTTCAGAGTTATCAGACTGTTTACCAACGATAGTTGCTCCACGAATGGAATCAGTATCCACCTTACCTGTGATAATTGCTTCTCGTGTGTCTAAGGTATCTAATTTACCAATGATTCTAGCTTCTATAGTATCGTTAGAATCGCTTTTACCATGAATAGTAGATAATCTATCGCTTTTGAATGAATCGCCTGTTATACGAGCTTCTACGCTTGAATTCGATATGTCTTGACCATGTATAGAAGCATCTTTAGCAGAATAGTCTGTTGATTGTCCTTGAATGACTGCTTCTCGTGCAGAGTTGTCTGAAGCCTTACCAGTAATAACAACTAATCTGTCAGAAGTTGTATCTACTTTACCTTGTATTACTGCCCCTCTTTCATTATTTGATGTATCTTGACCAGTAATTACAGAGTCTTTTTCACTATTGGTAATAATTTGACCAATAATAGTAACTTCACGAGTATCATTAGCTGTATCTTTACCTATTATTCTTGCACTACGATTTTTATTATCAATATCTGTTGATTGTCCTTGAATGACTGCATTTTTATCTGAATTTATATCTGCTGTACCATGAATAGTTACTTCTCTTTCTGATATTTCAATTATTCCACCAGTTATTTTTCCATTCTTTTCAGAAGCACTAGTATCTTTACCTAAAATAGTTGCATTTCTAATACTATTAACACCACCAGAAATTCTAGCTCCTCTAAAAGAGAAGTAATCATTTCCAATAGCTCCTAAAGTGTAGAATGAGCTTGGGTCAGATTCATTTTTGTACATTGTCGTTACATAACCTGTTGCTCTTTTTACTTTAGATATTTTTGTTTCATCTAAGACTGTTTTTAGATAGGCATGATAAGTAGCACCATTTCTAAATAACTCTTTTGTACCACCTGGGTCAGTAATAGAAGTACCTGTCTTTTGTCCAATAGTTAAAGAAACATCATTGACATAGATATATGCTGTATCATCTGTGCTATTCCAACCAATTGTTAATTTAGTAGGTGTATGTAATGGAAATAAAGCATTTAAGTTATATCCTGAGCCAGCAAGAGAAAACCAAGTACCACCATCAGTAGAGCAGAAAATTGTATGTGTTGCACTATCTAAAACTAAATACCAACCATTACTATTCCAAACACCATCTGTTTTAGCCCAAAAGATTGTTTTATTAAATGATGTATTCCAATCGTCATCACGAGTTATCCAAAATTCACCAGTAAGATTAGCAGGTGCGAGTAATGCAGAAGTGCCTAATGAAATAAAATCATTAGAGCCATCAGCAGATTGAGCTTTATAAATCTGACCTGTTGCTTCTGTTGGCTCTGCTGCACCCTTTTTAGTGCCATCTAAATTGTTAGCAGTTGAATCTTGAATAGTAGAAGTATTAGGGTCATCTGTCATGTGCCATACAGCATTAAAATCAGAATCCCAAGTGTCAGTAGAATTTACTTCTGCTGCATTAACATTACCAAAAAGCATGTAAATAGGTACATCGGTATTGTTTAAGACATTGACTTTAACGTGAGCAACTAACAAACCTGTTGCAGTTGTATATTTCTCAATTTCTCTTGGCAACTTAGTACCATTTGCATCTACAAAGATAATGTCTGACCCATCTGTTTTAGCGTGTGCTGCTAAATCTGAATCTGTAGTAAGACTTATAAGCAAAGGATAACCAGTCAAATCTGCATCCACTTTTGATGCTTGAATAGTTATCTTTTTTCTATAAGCCCAATCTGCAACACTATCCCATCCTTGAGCTACACCTGTAATTTTGGCATTTCTTTCAGATACTCGACCTTCTTGTGAGCCTAAAGCATAAAAAGTTGAAGGAGAAGATTGTGTATTGTAGTTAGTAGTAAGCCAGTTAGCATCTCTATCTGTTGCATGGATACGCATTTCATCCAAGCCCATATTCATATAAGAAGTTGTCCAAGCATTAGCAGGACCAATTCTCTTTTTAGAAGTTGTATTGCCTGTAATGACATCTGGAGAATTGATTGCTGTTGTCATTGTTTTGGCAACATTGTTTATCTTACAAGTAGCAGTATTAGTTGTGCTATTCCAAGTAATAACTAAATGACTCCAAGCATTTAATGGAAATAAATTATTTGGATTAGTTTCTGTTGTATAGACACCATTTCCACCACTAACAATTAAACCAATACCTTGAGCAGTTGCAGCACCTTTAATATAAACGTAGTAACCATCTGTATTCCAAGTATCTTCAGTCTTGGCAAAGAATAAAATTTTATCTATTGCTGACCAATCAGTATCTCTATAAATCCATGTTTCAAAAGTTAAATTAGCAGGTTGTAATGTCGTAGAAGCAGTTGGAAAATCAATCTTATCTCCATTTGTTGCTCCATCAAAATCCTGACCCTTATAAATCTTTCCATCTATTTGAATAGGATTATTAGCAGATTGTTTTGTACCATCATTATTGTTTGCAGTACTATCATCTATTGCAGACGTAGTAACGTCAGTCATGTGCCAAACACCTTTAAAGTTAGTTTCCCAAGTGCCTTCTTTATTTTGTTGAGAAGTGGCGGTTGGATTTCCATAATACATGTAGATGGTTGTATCAGCATCGTGGTCAAGAGCATCTACATTAACCCAAGCTACTAAAGCACCAGTAGCAGAAGTAAATAATTCTATTTCGTGGTTATATTTGACTGTGCCATTGTAGTTAGTGAATAAAATATCATCACCATCTGATTGTGCAAAATCACGAAGCTGGTCATCACTTGTAAGTTTTACGAGGATAGGGAAGTCTGTTTGGTCTGCTGCAACTTTAGTATGGTCAATTGTAAGTGCTTTACGATATTCCCAATTTGGATGATACCAGTCTTTAGTACCAGTAATAGAAGCTCCTCTTTCAGATAAAATACTACCTGTAATAACAGCGTTACGCTCATTAGGGTCTGCTACTAATCCACCTCTTATAATGACATCTCTAGCATCATCTTCTTTAGCACCTCCATGAATACGAGCATCTCTATTGTTATCTGTTTTTCCACAAATAGTTGCATTTTTAGAAGATATACCAAGTGCCTTACCATATGTTTTTGCACTACGAGCATCATTAACAGGTACATTTGTATAATTTATGACTAATTTTGCTGATAAAGATGGAATATCATCGTATGATTCAAAACTGCCACTATTTGTAATATCACTACCATTGTCATCTATTAAAATTCTTATTGCATTTCCCGACATTGCTCCATCAACACCAAACCAATCACTTCTATCAATAATTTCTTGAATAATTGTTTTTATATCAGGAGAAGTATGCTCATAACCAGCGGTAGTAGAAGGCGTAAAATCCCAATCAACTGCAGCAGTAGTTTTTGTTTCTTCATCTGGGACATTATCATTATCCCAAACAGGTGCATTAGTTACATCTTGTCCTGTAATTTTTGTTTGAATTGGGTCGCCATTAGAAGTATTCCAAGAATCATCTGCATAAAGTTTAATATAAGCAGAAGTGATTGTGCTTCCTTTAGGGATTGCGATATTAGTAAATCTAAAACAACTACCAAATGGACCATATATAGAGCCAATTACATCATATAAACCACTAGATAGATAATAAAGACCAGAATGGTGTCCATCATCTGCCCCAGAAGTTATTTGTTTATTAAGAGTATTTGCCATATATTAAAAAAACCTCCGATGAGGAGGCTTATATTGGCATAGGGATAGATTTACTAATTAATTAGTCAATCTTACCTTGTATGCAAAGTAGCCAAAGCTCCTTCATCTAGTAATCTAACTTAATTCTATCAGACTTTTATTTTTTTATTTTATCTACTGATACCCAAGCATTTTCTTGACCTGTTTCAGATACCCATAAAGATACAATGAAGTCAGTATAAATAGCTTGGATACAAATATAAAGCTCTGCAAGTTTAAAATCGTTTGGATTATCACTCATAGCATCTGCTATTGCTTTTCTACAATATTTATATTCGTTAGGTACTTCACCACCAAATTTAGGATTAGTTGATGGGAGGGTGTATGTTTTACCTTCCATTCTAATCTGCATACCAGTTATTGTGAGATTGTTTTCTTTAGTATAAGCGAGTAATTTTTGCCAAGGTGATAATTCATTTTCTATTTCTTCAAATTTACCTGCACCTTCTACAGCGTTTTCACCATTAGAGAGCGAAGCAAACCATCTTGCTTTTTCTTTAAATATATTTTGTTTAACTGTTGTTTCTGTCATATTAATTTCCTTCTACTAGTTTGATAAGAGTTATTTAATCCTCATCAAACTTAATTATTAAAAGTGATTTTATTCCCTTAATCTTATTTACTTATTAAGAATAGGTTAATTCAATTCTTAACTTGAAAGCTGTCTTTAAACCAACTGATTCAGGACTTGCTGACACAGCGATAAAGTAATCGTGTGATGTACCAGTAGTATCATCATCAATAGCCAAAGCACTTCCACTACCCTCTGCGTTTGTCCAAGCAGAATCTCCTACTTCAGCAGCGTAAAAAGTAACTCCTGTTGGTGCGGTTGCTGGTGTAGTGCCATCATACGCATAAAACTTAGTGTTTGATGTAACGACTGAGCTTCCATGAGAGAAGTTAATTTTAAGTGCAGCTTCTGTAGTAGCGATTTGGTCAAGGTTTTCAGTCCCATCTCCCCAATCTGCTGTACCACTAGCTATATACTTGTTGTTATTAGGAGTATTAGCACTAGAGTCATCTGCTCCGACTGAGCTTTCAACGTGAGTTGAAGTATTGTACTCAGAAACAGTAACAGCAGCTCCAAATGAGCCTCCTGCGAATTGTAACTTATCTGTATCTTCTATTGTTGTAGGGCTTGTACCCTGTAAATACCATGTAAATGTTGCCATATTTTTATTACACCTCCTTTAATTGTGGGTTATCCCCAATAATATTTAATTCGAAAGGGACACCTTTGTGTTTAATAATTTCATCTATTATATCCCTTTTCTTTTCTTCTTTATCTAATTCTTCTTTAACTAATTCTACTAATTTAATCTTGAATTCTTCAAACGAAACAGAATCAGTTGAATGATTAATCTGATAGGCTTTGATTAACTCTTTTTCGCCTAGTTTGATTTTTACTCCAACTATAGAGACACCTGTCTTTTCATTAGTTTGAATATCAGTAATAGTAGCTGTTATCTTATCTTTCATACAAATTAATTATAACATTAAATATGTCTAGCCTGTAAAATTCCTACTTCACCATACGACCAACTTAATTTTACATTATATCCTTTATGCTCTAAAAAGTTAGAAAGCATCTTTCCATCTTGTAATGAGCGATGAAATTCCATTGAAATAACTTTAGTATGACCAAAAACTTCTCCTGGTACACCATATAAGATTTCGTATTCAGCACCTTCACAATCAATCTTTAAAAAATCACAATAAACATTAGGCTCATAAAGATTATTTTCTCTAAATATCGTATCTAATTTCTTACTTTGTGCTTTAGTTTCACCAATTTTACCTTCTTCTAATACTCTAGCACTACCTGTATTCCAATTAGGGTCTTCAAAGTTAGTATTGATATTAACTTCTCTGCCATCTGCTGTAATTGCTATGTTGTAAGGCTGTACGATTGATTCTACGTTGTTTTCTTTAATATTACTGACCAAGATGTCGAAACTGTTTTTAACAGGCTCAAACGTGATTACTTTCTTTGCTCCTAGTTTCGCAGCAAGAATAGAAAATAGTCCAATATGACCTCCTATATCAATAATAGTATCGTTTGGTTTAATATCATAGCCACCTCTAAAATAACATTCATCTGTCCAAATCTCACGCAAGAATAATTCATCGAATGGATTGGGTCTATGGTTAAATGTACCCTTAATTGAATTTCTGAATATAACATTACTTTGTTTCATAGTTTTTTATCTCCTTACATTTATAAATTGGTTGTTTATCGAAATCACTTCGATACCCTATTAATTC